GTTTATGCATTAAGAAGGCCAACGTGGGAAGTTAATCCAGTTAGAAAGATTGATGACTTTAAGGTAGCATTCTTTACAAATCCACAGGATGCATTGTCACGCTTTGCGTGTATGCCACCAGATGCTGTAGACGCATTCTTTAAATCAAAAGAGAAGGTTGAAAAAGCATTTAACAAAGCACACCTAGCTGTAGATAACTTTGGTAGACTAGAAGAATGGTTTATACCAGATCCAGACAAAGAATACTTTATACACGTTGACCTTGCTCAAAAGCATGACCATTGTGCAGTTGCAATGGCACACGTTAACAGATGGGTTAATGTAAAAGTAACAGACACTTATTCTCAGCCAGCACCAATTGTTGAGATAGACGCTGTTAGATTCTGGACCCCAACAAAAGATAAGTCTGTAGACTTTACAGAAGTTAAAGATTATATTCTTTCATTGAAGACACGAGGATTTAAGATTCGTGTATGTACCTTTGACAGATGGAATTCACATGATATGATGCAACAACTAAAACAATATGGCATCAATACTGAAATTCTATCTGTCGCTAAAAAGCATTATGATGATATGGCTATGGTGGTTGCAGAAGAAAGAGTGGTCGGACCACATATACCTTTGTTAATTGATGAACTACTACAGTTAAGAATTATGAGAGATCGAGTAGACCACCCTAGAAAGGGATCCAAAGACTTGGCGGATGCTGTATGTGGAGCAATCTATAACTCAATAAGTAGAAGTAAGTTTGATACAAACGAAGAAGTAAACATTCATACCTATGAATCAATGAGCTATGACAATGATTTTGGAAAAGAAGCAGACGGAGAAACAAGTTCCTATAATATGATTAGGGCTCCAAGAATGCCAGAAAACTTAAAAGACGCAATGGACAGGATGCAAATAATATGAGCACGTATCAAGAAAAAGCAAAAGAATGTAAATGTTGTGGCAAACATGTTCCACTTCCAACTGTATTAAAAGAATATAATGGAACAGTTCTTTGTCCCACTACATTCTCTAATGTAATTGAATATAAAAGAATATGGAAACTCGCTGGCCACAGACCAATGGGAAATATAAGAAAACATTTTTCAGAATATGTACAGCAGATAGTAGAAGAAACTATTGACAAAAATGAAGACGGCACGTTATAATAGACACCTAAGCAACATTAGCTTAGTTGGTTAAAGCCCCGAACTCATAATTCGGTAATCGTAGGTTCAAGTCCTACATGTTGCACAGGGAGACTAAATGAACGAAGAAGAAGCAAATGATGCAAGGATTGCGTACTACTTAGAAATAGGTGCAATAAGTTTTGAGGGCGTTGACGAAAGCGGCGAGATAATTTATTCAATTAGCGATAGAGCAAAAGAGTTAGCACCAGAGTTGTGGCAATCTCACATAGAGTATGTAGACAAGTCGTTGATTGAGTTGTATGAGCAGGGGCTGGTGGAAATTGAATACAATGAAAAGCTAGAAGCAACTATTCATCTTACCCCTGAAGGACAAAAGATTGCAAGAGAAAAAGGGTTAATCGAGATGGATCTGAATCCAGATATCCCAAACGATTAATGAAATGCCTTCGTAGCTCAGAGGATAGAGCAGGACTCTTCTAAGGTCTTGGTCGCAGGTTCGACTCCTGCCGACGGCACAATGCGGATGTTGCATATTGGTAGTGCCTCTGCCTTCCAAGCAGAAGGGGTGAGTTCGATTCTCATCATCCGCTCAAATAAAAAAATGCTATACTAATCATAAGCAGTACAAAAAATAAGGAGAACAAGATGAACGTTTTAAAAAAGCTTAAGGATTTTTTTGGAGTTAAAGAAGATGTCTATTCTGTAAAGATAGATGAGATTTTAGCACCAGCCAAGAAGGCTGCCAAGAAAGCTCCAGCAAAGAAGGTAGCCAAGAAGGCTCCTGCAAAAAAGACAGCTAAAAAGGCACCAGTCAAGAAGGTGGCTAAGAAAGCGCCAACTAAGAAGGCTAAGTAATGTTTGAGTACTACGTTAAAAAGGTTACAAAGGTTGTAGACGGAGATACCATCGATGTAGATATTGATCTTGGATTTGATATCTCATTTAGCTCACGAGTTAGGTTGGCGGGAATAGATACTCCTGAAAGCCGTACCACAGACAAAATGGAAAAAGCGCTTGGCCTTGAATCTAAAGAGTATTTAAAGAAAGCAATTGATGCATCTAAGACTGTTGTTATTAAAACAGAAAAAATGGACTCATCAGAAAAATACGGGCGTATTCTTGGGTGGTTATTCCTAGACGGATCTAAAGTATCAGTCAATGAACAAATGATTGCCGATGGATATGCTTGGGGATACCTAGGGGATACCAAGGTAAAGGACTTTGAAGCACTTGCTAAAGTAAGGGCTAAGAAGAAATAGACAAGATATAAATATTTTGCTATAATAGTATACGGACTGCTCAATAGAGGGTCCGTATATTAATTTATTCGCTTGAAAGGGGAATAACATGGTAACACAATTCGCAATGGATCTATTTAATGATCCTTTTTTTATTGGCTTTAACAGGGACCTAGCCCGTCTAAATAGTGCACACAAAATCAACTCTCAATCATATCCTCCATATGATCTTCTTAAATTAGATGAAGATACATATAGGTTATCGCTTGCTATTGCAGGATTTACCAAGGAAGATGTCAGTGTTTCAGTAGAAGATGGAACGCTTATCATTAAGGGTGAAATTGTAGAGGTTACAGATGCAGAAATTGTTCACAAGGGTATTGCTGGTAGAAAGTTCGTCAGATCTTTTGCTCTAGGTGAATACATGGAAGTATCTGGTGCAGAGCTAAAGGACGGCATGCTACATATTAATGTTGATCGCATTGTTCCAGAAGAAAAAAAGCCTAAAGCAATTAAAATCAAGTAAGGTATAATAGAAATCTGCACCCCGTCACTGGGAAGTCGCAGATAGCGGGCCGTTACCCGCAGGATGGACCTGAGTATGTCCCGAAACTGCTCATTATAATTAAAGGATAAAAATGCCAGTATACGAATACAAATGTTCATACGATGATGCACATCCAACAATGTCAGTACATAGATCTATTAATGATAATGATCCAGGATACACATGCGTAGAGTGTGAAGCAAATATGACAAGACACTTTACACCGTTCGGCATACAGTTTAAAGGTAACGGGTTTTATAAAACAGACAATCCTAAATAGTTCAATGATATAATTAACTAAGCAGACATAGTGTTTGTTTAGGAGTTATAGTTGACTAGGACTAAAGCATGGAGATTATCATTAGCATTCATTTTAATGTTTGGATGGCTATTTCTCACACCTGCTTATAGCGATGATCCACTTTCAGTTGCCGCTGAAGAGATAGCAGAACTAAACGAAAAGGTAACAAATCTTACAGAAGAGGCAGATACTAGAGCCTTAATAGATATAGCAGAAGACAAATACGATGCAGCAGTAGCATCAAAATCTGCTAGGGATAGCGCATATGCTGCATATAATGAGGCGGTAGAAGCAGAAACAACAGCATTGTCTGAAAAAACAACAGCTCAATCAGCAGTAGATGGGCAAACGGTAACAGTTGCTACAGCCTTAGAAGATAAAAACGATGCTCAAGATGTATTAGATATAGCAAACATAAATCTACAAACAACGCAATCTACTGTTCAATCCGCTGGTAATCAGGGACTGGAATATACTGTTTATACCTTATTAAGAAATGGTAGCCAAGCAGTGACTGGATCTGTTATATGTACTGGTATATGGAATTCAAATTCAATGAACCTCCCAGTTTGCGGATATTACGAAGATATCATTGTTAAGTTTACTGGAAAAATTACAGTTCCTTCAGACTGGACTTCAGTATATTTTGCAGGATATACAGATGATGGTTTTAGGATGTATGTGGACGGAAACCTTGCCGTTGATAACTGGGTAGAACAAGGATCGACATGGAGTCCTTACTCACCAGTTTATGATGTTAGTCAAGATAAAACTTTAGATGTAGAAATATGGTGGTATAACGGTGGCGGCCCAGGCTCGTATCACCTTGGCTGGTCAATTCCAGGCGGATGGACTGGTGCGGGATGTGCTTATACTGGAGGATGGGGTATAGGGTTTAGTTGTAATTTAAATACATTTTCTTATGGCGTAGGTGCAACACAATCACAAATTGATGCATACAATGCAGCAGTAACTGCACAGGCGACGGCACAGACAGATTACAATACTAAGCTTGCTACATACAATACAGCAAATTCTACATTAACCACATACAGTCAAACATTAACAACTAAGACTAATACCTATAATACTGCAGTAACAAATACAGCAAATGCATTAGCTGCTAAAAATAATACACAGTCAACTTATGATCAATCTATTATTAATTTAAATAATGCAATAGATGATGCATGGGAATTATATAATGAAACTTGGCAATTTGAAGAACAACAAAGAGTTGCTGCAGCAATAGCTGCTGCTATGGCAAATCAACCGCAGCCAACTCCAGATGCAACAACTGATCCTACGCCTGAACCTTCTCCTGAGCCATCACCTGAACAAACTGAACCAGACGATTCCACTCCAACTCCAGATTCTGAAACCACAGATGAACCGACACCAGATCCAACTCCTGAGACAGAGCCCACTGATGAGCCTTCACCAGAGCCTTCACCTCAGCCATCGGATATAGATCAAGAGCCAACTCCTGAACCAGAGCCAACTCCTGCTGAACCTTCTGAAGAACCATCTACCAATACTATCACAGAAGAGACAGCAAACCTAATTGCAGATTTAACAAGCAAAGATACATTAACTAAATTAACTCCAGAACAAAAAGCGGCTGTTGCGGAAGGACTTGGAATTAGAGCATCAGAAATAGCAAAGGTGGCAGCATTAGCTGCTACTGATAAAAATTTAGCAACAGCTCTAGAAGAATTCGGTGATAGAATTAAAGAAAACGCTAGTGCTCCAATGCCATATACATTAGCAGATGCAACAACAGAGGTTGCCACAGAAGCATTTTTATCAGACCCAATTGGAGCTATTACGGATATTGATTTTGAGAAATTATTTAGCCCATCAGAATGGGGTAAAGATATGACGGATGATCAAAGAGAAAAAGCACAAGAGGTTGTAGTGCCAGTAATTATTGCAGGAAATATAGTGGCAGCAGCCATGACAAGGAGGATATAATGAAAATAATTAAAGGTTTCTTTAATTGGATATGGGAAGCAGTAAAGGAAAGCATAGCCCAACTATGGACCCTCCTTGGGTTCTTTATAGCCTGGCTAACCCTTACAGGGACAGCACAGGATGTAGTCGGCATAGCAACAGTAATAGTCACTGTAATTTGGCTAATTACCATACCTCTCAGAAAAGACGAAGAATAAGGTATAATAGAGGTATGAAAAGAATAACTGCTATTGCTTTATCAGGGCTATTAATGCTATCATTAACTAGCTGCGGATATCAAGGTTTTTACAGATACCCATGCCAAAACCCTGATAATTGGGAAAAAGCTGAATGCAATCCTCCAATTTGTGAAGCGACAGGCACATGCACTAAAGATGTAATTGGTAAAGATCCAATTGCAGAAGACAAGACGGGTACACCAAATGGCTAAAGAAAGACTAAGTCCACAGGATCTAGATGCTAGATTAAAATTTATTTTAGGAATTACATTAGGCACAATTCTTTTGTGCACATCATTGGGCATTCTGTATGCTCTAATTTTCGTAACACAACCAATTGGCGGACAGTCAGAGAACGATAAGATGTTCTTTAATGTGCTTGGTTCTGTTGCAACATTTATTACAGGAACACTTGCAGGCCTATTAATTGGTCAATCTGGTGCTAAGGATATTATGTCAGCACAGATAGCAAATAAAGAAGTAGATGCAAAGAATACACAGGCTGATAAAAAGCTCGAAGCAGAGATTGATGCTACTGCAGCACGACTAGCAGCAAAGCCAGACGGAGCAATGCCAGAAGAGCAACCAGTAGACACAGATTGGGATAAAGACTAATGGCAGACCAAGGTACAGCAGCACGTTTAATTGAAGTTGCTACAGCAGAACTAGGAACTATTGAAGGTCCTAAAGATAACGAGACAAAATATGGCGCTTTTATGAAAGCAAACTTTCAGCCATGGTGTGGATCATTTGTTAACTGGTG